ACGCTAGAGAAGTCAATATCTTTCTTTTCCAGGGCTTCAACCTTGTCAGCTAACGGCTTAATTGCGGCGCTGATCTTATTATCAAGATCAAGACCTTTCAGAATACCATCAATTACGCTTTGTAATGCTTTTTCATCCATTAAACTTACACTCTCACTTTCATCACTCTTAATTGTTTTATCCTTAGCCGCTAACTGCGTTTGTTTAAATGCTGCTAAGTTTTTATATAAAATCGCTAAACCGGTATACGTAAATTCTTTTACGTACCAGTATTCATCATCTGTTTCCATATCTGTGACAGCTACTTCAATGGAAAAGCCTAATGAATCTTTAGCGTTTTTAATCATAAAACAAATATCGTCAAAGTCCTTTTTCCAAAGATAACCTTCAACGTATACTTGATCTCCCTGAATCTCTGCCTTGGTAACTACACCAATCTTGAACCTATCATCATGGCCTGTGAGTGACAGCGCTGGATTATCATAATCGTCATATACAACGTCTACTCCCATTCCTATGAATGTGCCAATAGCATTAAGCACTGATTCAGGTGTAAAAATAATCGGCAACTCTGCACCACAAGGTATTCCGTCAGACGGTTTACCAATGTACATACAGTTGCCACTAAAAGGCATCTTATTTATATGCTCCTTACCTTCCTCAAACTTGAAGTCAGTAAATTTAAGAGCAACATTATTTACTGTTGACATTATTGTTATCACCGCCTGTATCACTTGTGTCCTTATTCTCATAAGGGTTATTGCCTACACCGTTGTAACCACCCTGTACTTGGTATTCAGCATTTATATCAGCTTTCATCTGAGATTTATACATATCGCCGTATTTGCCAGTTGCTACGCTATAACCTAACTCCTGACGTGCTTCATTCTGTGTGAATAAGTCAGAGTTAAATAAGGTTAATACCCTATCAGTCTTAGCTTTCTTACGACTTTCTGTGTCCTCAAAGATAAAATGGAATTGTAATTTACCACCAAAGCCTAACCTTGCGATAACCTTCTTATTAATCTCACTTGCGATTACCCTTGCAAGCGGCTTAATAGCTTCATCGTTAATATTTTCCTTCTGCTCATCAACAGTGCTTCTATCTGTCTGACTACCTTCGTTAAAACGTTTAGGATCAATGCCAAACGTATAAGCAACAATGGTGATTAGAAAATGCTGCCATGTCAAATACAAACCTTCATCATTGATAGCTGCTAACTGACTGGTCTGTATACCATCTGAACCACCAACGATAGGCATGTTACCTGTTCCATAGATTTCTTCATCAAAATACTTACGGAACTTAGCTATGGTCTGTTCATCAGCGTTCTTACCTAAATTAATAAGGAACTTAGGAATCGCCTTAGAAGTTACCGTAGCAGCATACTCTTGCGTATTAAGCAGATAATTGATTAGGTTAAATGAACTCTCTAACGGACTATTGCCAAACGGACTGAACGTATAATCGGTACACTTCATATACATCAAGTCCTGGTCTAACAGGTTAATGTATTTGCCGGTATTAGGATCTTTTTGCAAATACCTTACGTTGTTAGGACTATCGTTCCATTCAGAGTTGTATTCAATCGTAAAGCCATCAACGCCATACAACTTAATCGGCCTATCAGGATTACCACACTTAACTACCTCGATAGCTCCACAGTCACCACTCTCAATATCTTCAATGACAGCACCAAACAAATTAATAAAGGTGTCACCATTATTAGGATATTCAAGACAGCTAGTAATCACGTTAATGTCTTTAGTGTAATCATGCTTATCTGTTGGATTTACCTTATCAATAACCCAAGGCAGATTAAGCAAACCATTCTTCTTAATGTCGATTGCTCTCTTAACCACAGGCATCTTTGCAAATCTACGCAGACAGGAAGGTGTAACTCTCTTTTTGATTAGCTTATTGACTTTAGCTATGCTGAAACCGGCATTTTCATAGATAACCACAGTTTCCCTATTAGGTTCATAGCGTGGTCTGCCAAACTTCAGTTCATAATCGTTACCCCAAAATCGTATTTTCATTTATTCCTATACCTCCCTTCCTGCCAAAGCCTAAGCTGCCAAAGCAGAAGCCTTTGGCTACGCTCATATCTACCGGACAAATTAAATCTATAGCAAACTTCAGGGCATCCATGCCATCATCAGCGCCTTTAGGAAACCTACGCATCTCGTTAAGCAACCTTGTCTGACTAGGATGAAACCTCAAAGTACCATTTTTTACAAAAGGTATTAAACCTTTTAGCCTTAACTCTTTTTCTAGCGTGTTGTTGATACCATCAATAGGTAAAGGCATGTTCATAGCTATTGCCCTCTTTGCACATTCCTGAGCAAAGAAAGCCTGGAACTGTACTGCTTCAATACCTACTTTGACTAACTTCTTGCGATACATGACACACATACCGATTAAATCGTCTATGATTTTATCCGGCTTACGTCTGGCTATGCTTGCATTAAGCACATACAGTATGTTATCGTCACCTTTACCTACAGCTACGATAGCTGATGTATCTGATTTAGTCTTTTTGGCTAAGCTAGGGTCAACGCCTATATAAACAGAAGTGATAGTAGGAAGTTCTGCCCAATACTGAAACCAATCTTCCTTGAAATCCCTCTGGCTTTCTGAGATAGGATCGTTCTGTTCCTCTGAATCAAAGGCTTCAGGGTTCATAAGCCGCATTATCATCAGGTCACGATAATGATCTTCACATTTCTGCTCCCATAAAAGCTCTGTGCCTTTAAGCATGGCGTGTTTATGGACAACATAGAACCTCTCTGCCTTAGTAGCAGCATTTTCATCCTTCTCATTACGCATAATCTTTTCCCATTTATCCCATAATGGGGATTTAGAGAACTGTATAACGGCCTGATATTTCTTCCTATCCCACATAGCGTATTCTGGATATGTGAGAACCTTGTTAAGTAAGCTCTCATAGTTCAGGATAGTGCCTATGTAGAATACCTTTTCATCATTACTGCCACAGGGTAACAGTGCTTTCTGAAACCAGTTTAGTAGCTTCATGCGCTGTGCATCAGTTTCTACGTTTTCATCGTTTTCCAGATCATCAACAATAATCTTGTCTGGACGGAACTGACGATACTTGATACCACGTAACTTCTGACCAGCACCTTTGCCAACAACCTGTATCTTATCCCTGGTAATTATCTTGCTCTGCGCCCATATGCTGTTACCTTGCTTATTACCATAGGTTTCAACCAGTAATTCATTTTCTTCAAGCTCATCCTTGATAGCCATGATGAACTGTGCCGCCTGTTCAGCGGTATCGGACACGATTAATATGTTCTTAGCATATCCATAGCAGATACACCATAACGGATAAAGGAAGGATATGATCTGTGACTTACCATGACCACGTGGTGCTGCCCTTACAAAGTAGTATTTCTTGTCCTTGAACTTTAATGTCTGTTCTTCTAGTACATGAAACACTTCCTTATGGAACGAACAGAACTCGCTAGTGAACACCGTAGGGAAAAATGTCCTTGCGAATAAGGCTAAGTCTGTACCACATAGAATCTTTACATCCTTGCCTATGCCCTTAGAGCCTACGGCTTCATAATCTTCAAGGATAGAGAATACGTTTACATTTGCTATCGGTAGCACCTCCCTTTGATATAAAATTAAAAGGCTGTCATTAAGGCAGCCAGTGGCGTTGCGCTAAGCACCGTCTTTTCAAACCTATTTTAGATAATCTCTAATCTCTTTCTTGCGTTCCTTGCTATTAAGATGGTTAAGCAGATATTTCTTCTTGTTCTTTAACCTCTTAATGCGCTTTTGCTTAAATACCTCACTCATCTACTTTTCGATACTGTCCATGAAGATTATGTAATCCCAAATGGACTTTACCTTATAGCACATATACGCAACACCGAACCAGATAACAATCGAAGTTACGATACCTAAAATATTGATGATCATATTTCTCCTTAAAATAAAAATACCGCCTACAACAGTAAGCGGCTAATAACTATATGGAGCTGACTAACGGAATTGAACCATTAACCTAGTGCTTACAAGGCACTTGCTCTACCTATTGAGCTAAGTCAGCATGGTACTCCTGAAAGGAATCGAACCTTTAAAACCTTGTTTCTAAGGCAAGTATGTCTGGCCTATTGCATCACAGGAGCATTGGTACTCTACCTATGAGTTGAACATAGATTTTGCAATTATAAGTTGCACATTCTACCATTGAATTAATAGAGCATTGGTCTATACGCTCGGAATCGAACCGAGATTAGGTGATTCACAGTCACCCACGTTACCATTACGTCACGCATAGTATATAATCTGCCCTCATCATTACTCGGTCAATATCATCACTCAATACCATTGACAAGGGCAGTTATTATTAGGGTTGACGTGTATGGAAGTCGAATCCATATACCTATGCCATCAAGTTCGCATGTGTAATCAGGGCAGTTACGCCGGCTAAAACCTGAGCAATAATTGTCAGTGAACCGTATCACGTCATTTATATTGAGCAACCTACATGATGCGTTAACATCGTAGGAGTTCATGGTTAATGCTTAGCAAGTCCACGAATCGATTACGCTCACACTTAATTGGTTGCAGGATATGGAGTTGAACCACATTTGGCCAGGGTATGAACCTAGTGAGATAACCGTACCTTCCTCCTGCATATGGCAGCACCACTAGGATTGATTACCTAGAACATCTCTTTTGGAGAGAGATGTTTTAATTGCTACTATAGTGCTGTAAATATTATGGTCTGGATATGTGGATTTGAACCACAGGCATCCTCGTTCCAGGCGAGGTACTCTACCAACCTGAGCTATATCCAGATTAACTCATAAGCCAGTGCATAAGCTCTGGATTACGATTCATTATCTCTAACAAACTACCGGCTATACGGTCAATAGTACCTTCATTATTAGTACCATCAGCATCAGTTACGGTATACAGATTATTACAGGTAACAATAGCATGAGTGATCTCATGTAACAATGTTAACTTCTGCATCTGTTTGGTTGCTAACTTATTAATGTAGATAGTCTGAATGTCCTCGCCTATTGCTCCCCAAAACGTACTGCCATCGTCCACTTCCATGAACTCTTTAATCTCGTCTGGTTCTACAAACTTAATCACATAGGTGTAACAACCAAAGTCTAGCTTAGCTGGATAATCATCACTGTCATTTCTCTTTCTCATTTTTCTCCTTTATAAGATTAATTAATGGAGGATGAGGTAGGATTCGAACCTACGGAACTGTTTAGTCCGTCTGCGTTCAGGGCAGACACGATAAGCCACTCTGACACTCATCCATATAAAAAGCCCTACACTAACATCATCCGCATATCTTAGCAGTGATCTCATGTAAGGCATCATGACCGGCAGGATTGATTAGTTTCACAAGTTCAGATTACATGTTACTCGTAGCCATTACCACGTAGAGGTTAATCCTATTATGGCCTTGTTAGGTACTGTAAAAATACCTAACCTATCTAAAGATGTACTGGAAGTAAAAGGAGGATAAAAACTTACCAGTAAGCGTAATTTTAATGTCTTAATATAAAGACTAATATTGAAGATAGTCTTTATTTACTTATCAGGTATGCAGTTCGTTTACGAACTGGCGTGTTAAGCATCAGCACGAACTGTGTGTTGTTGCGGTTACTTCATAATCTGTAGATTATTCGTAACACGCTAACAACCAGACAAATGTTGTAACATTGTCTGTGTGTGAATGTTCATAACTTCGTTCTGTAGAACTCGTTCTGAACTATTCACCGTATTAATAACAATCTCAAAATTCGTAAGTTCCATAGTCACTTACTCTTTTGATCTTGTTATTAATACTTTTGCAATTAAGTTACTTCGCTTAAAAGCTCGTAACTTAATTGGTATTATCTTGTTTACCTCTCTATAATATTTGCTTTTTTTTGACTTTTTGTCACCCTATACACCTCTTAACTCCAGTCACCATGCCTATTACAGAGGACGATTTTTACATGACTTTTTTGAGAAATTTGCAGATTTGGTTAATAAAATAGTCATGGTGAACACTATGGTTTTATGGTCTTGTGTAATAAAAGTATTCTTAATATACCAATACGAAAGATTAATACCATAAAACGCATAGTGTAACAAACCTCTCGCTTAACAAGCTAAAAACAAAACCTTAATACAGGAAATTCATAAAACCATAACCGTAATAAATATTGCTTAGCGTATGGCTATCCTTAATAACATTTATAGCTAACATTCATAGTATCATTGGGTAATACGCATGAAAACATCAGTAATCATGCTATTTGAACATAGTTTAATACGTATAGTATGGGATAACCTTTGATTAACACACATATAGACGTAATAAAATGCAATATAACAGTTTTAACACATAGTTTTTAATAGAAAATATGATGATGTGTAATAAAAAATAATTAAGAGCGATAGCGGTAATAAAATATGTATAAACCTAACCCGCCTTTTTCGCAAAAACGAACTACCGTTTGGTTAAAAATAAAATACCAGGGGGAGCAGGCCAGTAACCGCTTAACCATGCGACTTGCCAGTGTTTGATATATCCTATAATTATTATTATAGGCTAAAAAGAGATCATAAGCACATCACTTTATACTGAACAAGTATTTATAATTAAGTTGTGTATACAATTTAGCAAGATACAAAAAGCTGAAAAGCCAGACAGTGAGCCAAACGGCATAGATATTTGTATGCAATTTACTTTAGTTTGTGAAAGTATTGTATTAATCTCTACCACTATTAATCACTATCAAATCACCATTTACCCATGTATTTGTGCTATATATGTAATTTTCAAAGTTACATATAACTATCCTATAATTCCGTTGTTTTTACAACGTAACCTAGCATATATCTACATATATCTACCTATTATATTAGCATTATCCTATATATAACTACTGTATCATACTTATAACTCATATTGGTATATTGCTATTGCTACCTATTAAGCTACCATACAATAACAATATAGCTGCATATGATCTAACAACTAACACTGTAACCTGATGCGATACAGCTATCTATTAACCTGGTATACATGCCTATATGCCTATATATCATAAGCTACCATATAAGCATAGCTACCCTACACTATACCAGTAACTACTGTATCATGTAATACCATCAATATTAATATTGCTATCAACTACACCGGTAGCGATCATATATTTAGCTTGTATATATAATTGTTATAACACTAATACTT